TGAGGCTTCTTCAGCAGGTAATTGTGGTGGCAAGAACGTTGATGATCGTTTTTGGCAACCAGAAGTTGACGCTGCTGGCAACGGATACGCAGTTATCCGCTTCCTCGATACGCCAGCCGTTGACGGTGAAGATGGTCTTCCTTGGGTTCAGATCTGGTCGCATGGCTTTCAAGGTCCAGGCGGTTGGTACATCGAGAACTCATTGACGACTATCGGTAAGACGGATCCTGTTTCTGAGCACAACACAGTTCTCTGGAACTCAGGAATTGAAGCAAACAAGGAAATTGCTCGTAAGCAGAAGCGCAAGTTGACCTATATCGCAAATGTGCTTGTCATCTCTGACGCCAAGCGACCGCAGAACGAAGGTAAGGTTTTCCTCTATAAGTTTGGTAAGAAGATCTTTGATAAGGTCAAGGAAAAACTTGAGCCTCAGTTTGCTGATGAGACGCCGCTGAATCCGTTTGACTTTTGGAAGGGTGCGAACTTCAAGGTCAAAATTCGTCAGGTCGAAGGCTATCGCAACTACGATAAGTCAGAGTTCGAGGCTGCTGCTCCATTGTTCGCTGGTGATGATGCCCAGATTGAAAAGGTCTGGAAGTCTGCTCACTCGCTCAAGGATTTTTTGAAGCCTGAGAACTTCAAGACCTATGACGAACTGAAGGCAAAGTTGAACAAGGTTCTTGGTGCTGGTGGCGTTGCTGGTGCAACTGCTACTCGGATTGATGACGAGGAGGCTGATGCTCCTGTTGTTCGTTCTGCTCCTGCCAAGAAAGTGACGGCTGAAAGTGTCAGCGTCGATGATGACGATATGGCGTTCTTTGAGCGTCTGGCAAAAGACTAAACATCGCTTATAAGCACGGTGTGCGTTCCATAGTGATGTTTGGGGGGACTAGAAATAGTCCCCCTTTTTTATGCATTCATTTTATAGTTCAGAGTTGGGTCATTGTGTTTGTACCCAGGATTTTCATTTTTAGATAAACTTTCAATGTTTAAGATTCTGCTGCTAGTTCTTTCTGCCAGTGCCGCAACTTTTTGATTTAATCTACCAGCAGCTATCATTGCAGCAGTAGCATTGACCTGCGTTTCTTCTAATTCAGTTGTTTTATTATTTGTAGTTACTGGCGCACTTTCTGGTGGTTTTTGCGCTGTTGTATTAGGCACCACATTTGTTAACGGTGGAATAGGTTGGTTAACAACAGTTGCAGCAGTTCTAACTCTATTCTTTATCGCATCTCCAGTATAAATTTTTCCAACACGACCACCTTCCATTTTAGTCATTGCGTCTAAAAATTTTCCTTTTTCTGCAGGCGTTAAATCAACATATTTTTTATTTGGATCTAATCCTGTAGAATTCACAATGTAATTAATATAAGCAGCAGGATCATTTTTATCTGCAGCAGGTGCCCATCTGGCTACTGCCTGACTTAAATTTAAATCTTTATAATTTTTAGATCTTAGCAAATCATCTTGTGCCTTTCTACCCATTTCCATAGTTGGAAATATTGCGAATCCAGCGTTTTCTCCGATAGCACCCTTGCTTTTTGCATATTCACCATAGCGAATGTTACCAGGATTATTGTTTCGCCAGTTTAAATCGCCGCCCTCTCTAACCTCTACCGCATTTCCTTCGCGTTTAAGTTCGATGGTGTTAGAACCTTTCACAGTAGAAGAAGAGGATGCTCCTCGAGGAACGGGTGCATTACTGCCTTTTCCATCATCAAGATTCATTGGTGGTTCTTTTTTAGGTGCTTCAGTTCTATCTTCATGTATTATTGAAAATATTTTTTCTGCTAATGATCTTTCATCTAAGAAAAATGAACTAAGATAACCACCCAATGCTCCAGTAAACATACCGATAGATGTTCCAACTCCAGGGAATATTGCACTTCCAGCCAATCCACCTAATACAGTTCCCATAGCTGGCATACCAACATACTCAATTAAATTTTGGTAACTGTTGGTCATATTTTCTCTGTATTCATTTTGCGATATTGTTCCAGACGCTCTATTAGATGTATAGTTCGCCATTCTTGATAATTCAAATGCAACAGTCGCAAACTGGAATGCAGGTAATCTTCTGCCCAAACCTCTTAGAGCAGAATCTAATACTTTAAACTTTTTTAATTGCGCTGAATACTTCACAAACTGTGCAGATCGTTTGCTCGCTGTACCGAATGCCTGCTGCGAACTCATTCCTCTGTTCATAAATTCTCGCTGCATATTGCCTTGGATTTGAGCACGCGCATCTTTAGCTGATACTGGTGCAAGTCTAGACTTTCCTCTATTTTTAAACATAAAGGCTGCGCCTGTGATGGCTCTAGTTGCAGTATAGGTTCCAAGGGTCGCGATTCCTGTATCAACAAACTGACTGGTTTGTTCTGTTATCGGACTATCATAGGCAGGTTTGCCGCCTATGCGACTTGCTATTCTACCAGCAGCACCAGGAAGATTATACAGAGAATATGCTTGTGCTGCTAATGTTCCCAATCCAACCGCTTTAAGTGCACCAACACCAAGCAATGCTAATAACTTTGGGTTGCTGAGTATAAATGGTAGGAATTGACTAAAAAGATTGGCTTCTTCTTTCTTTTCTTTTGATGGTGATTTTTTGGCAGTAACTCCTCTGACCCCAGCTCTCTTTTCCTTTTTCTGTAAATTTGCTAATTCGCTGTTTATTTGTTCTAGTTGGGCTTTAATCGTTTTACTTGGTGCTGGAATTCTAAATGCACGCGCATTAAAATTATTAACATTCATTCTTCGCTGCATTCTAAACGCGCCAAGTTCACTGTAAATTCCACTAATCAATGCAGTGTTTCTTTCGGTAATACCAGCTAATAGATTAATTTTATTGCTTAAATTTGTTATAGATGATGCCGTGAACTGCTTAAATCGTTTTTCTTGTATTTCCTTGTTCTGCTCAGCCTCATCTTGCTTTCGCTGTAAAGGCGTGCGCGCACCAAAGGCAGTTTGAGCGACAGTTGCTAAAAACTCAGATTTGGTAATTATCTTTGCTAGATTATATACTGAGAAACGCATCGCTAAATCTTCACGCACCATCATACCGAATGCTGTCTTCAATGGTACATTCTTTTTAGATTGGATGGTGTATAATTGAGCTGCAATTGCTGATATTGACATTATCTTCTCTTATTCTTTTTTAGCATTCTCGATAGATCTTGCTGTGCTTCTGTTTGTTTTTGTTTGAGTTTCTCCGTTTCTTCCTTCACCCATGTATTCACCATTCCGACATACATGTCTCTTTCCCACGGAATCATGTTTTCTAATTCTGTAAGAGTATACTTGTATTGGTGCGTTAATGTAAACATGTTTTCGTAGTAGGCTTTTAAACTTGCCCCACGAAAACTCAAGTAAAAAAATCGGTGAGACCCTCCATATGCAGGTTATGTGTAAAGCCACACTTTTGACATGCATGATCTAAATCGTAACTAATTTTTGGCAATTTTTCAAAAAAGTCGGTGATTCGATCAAACTGTTCTTGCGTCAATGACTCCAAAAACTGCACGAATTCTTCTTTTGGACTTTCATTGATGTAGTGCATTCCATTGTCATCAAACACATAATCTGCGCATTCGTAGATCATATCAAATACTTTTTCGTTGTTTTCTGCAGTTACCATATCTGAGATTGGTTTAAATGTTTTTAATGTCGGGAATTTTAATACTATACCAATCTTATCAGTAATATAAACCTTCGGAGAAAGATCTGCGATCGGTGGTTTAATGTCAGCGACATTGATGGATACAGGCATCATATGTTTACACTCAATATCAACATCAATACCCTCTTCATTTTTTTCAGTTCCAACTGCATTTCGGCACATAAAGTATGTTTCAACCTTTTCGCCGACAGAATGTGCGCGTAGATTTAGAAACAAATATTCAATGTCGAATATAGGCAGTTTATCAATGTCCAATTCATCTATTAGACAATTGTTAATAATCTGTTTAATTGTTTTAAAAACAATGTCTTCTTCTCCGCTCTGTAAAGCCATAAGAAGTAACTTTTCTTCTTTGACGAGAAAAGGTCTAAATTTAATAGGGTTAGGTAATGATACTAACTTCAATTCAAAAACAGGTAAATCAATTTTTGGCAATGGCATAATTAACTCCAATAAGAAGTGTTATAAAATAATTAACCTTTAAGCCTTTCATCAGTATTAAAATCATCTAAACTTACTGCTGCATCATTTGCATTATTCTTATTATCATTTTTAGATACATTTATATCTTCATAAAAAAATGTTACTGACATTTTATGGAATCCGTCGTCTGCCCAATTAGAGGGCATCGATGCAAAATTTAACGGATATGCTTTTAGTAAATTTACTGTCATGTACTTAGACAAATTTACACTAGATCCACTCTGTGGCTGTGTAAAAATATTAAATATATCTTTGAGAAATCCTGTAGCACCAGCGACCTCATCAAATTGGATCAGTGTAATTTTGGGGCAAACTAATTCATCAAAATATCTATTTGTTGTGTTTGTTGGGGAGGCTCCAGAAATCCAATCAGAAAATATTTTGTACATTGGTAATTTGTTGTTATGATAAAATGTTAAAGTGACTTCATTTAATTCGCGCAGGTATGGAACTTTTAGTTTTAATTTTCCAGGCATCCTAAACTCAGATGTTGTGAGAGTTTGTCCAGGAAATTCTACTGAGTCGCATAAAAATGTGAATTCTTCTGATGGAATATCCTCATTAGCGCCAGCAATAGACGGCATTCCATTAACAGGTCTAGTCAAAACTGGAATTTGCACACAAAATTTAGCACTCTTTAAGAAACTATGACTTAAAATTTTGTTTACATCATAATATGGATTAACTGGTGGTTTCCCTGAGACTAACACTTCTGGCAAGCCGTCAGCTCCAATAGGTGGATTTAGGTCTGACATTATTTCTTATACACCATTTTTGCGGTTGGGAGAAATATAGCCGTTTCCCAACTGTTCGGCTCTATGTAAATTAGCGATGAACGAATGTGACTCAACAGGTATCTCTTTATACACGGTTCAATCATCTTGTATCGACGCGACCTTGATAATAGATCATACGATAAATTAAACTTGGTCGTATCGTTGTATTTATCGTTATTGGCGAAATCCATCAGCCTATCCAATAACGCTAATCTGCTGTATGGATCCAGGTAATGCAAGTTCAAGCCTAAAAACCCATCGGAATACATCTCCATAGGAATAACCAATGGGAACTTATCGTAAACTGGTAGAACATCTTTATATTTTGGGTTGTAATGGTACATGTACATACGACCGATAAAGGCTTGAGGAGAGATTCTGGAAGCATCGTTTAGAACATTGGAGCGATCTGAGGGGATACGGAGCTGGCTGATTTTCCCACCCAGCCATGCTCTGGCTGCGTCTGTTCTTGGGCGAATCCCAGCGGCATTCATTTCCTTGCTAATTTTTGTAAATAGTGACATTATATACCCAAGTCTTTTTCGGTTATAACCTTAAACTTCCAATTTCGATCTTTACAGTATTCTACTGCTGCGTTCCATTTGGCTTCGTTTACACCCCAAGTTGCAACCTCACGAATGTATTGCTTGGTAACTCGGCTTCGTTTTTGTGGCGGCTGGGCTTGCATCAGCGGTTTGACCTCAAGAATCATAGCCTCTGTCAGCCCACTTTTATTGCGCATTCTAACGAAAAAGTCTGGGAAGTATCGGTGCATTTTGCTGTCAATCGGCGATAAATAAGGTATGACGATTTCTTCATTCGACCACTCAATTACATTTGAGTTACCGTCCAGGTGCACCATAACTCGGCGTTCCCAGAGCGATCTGTACCAGATGTTCGTGGGATCACCTAAATATTTATTGGTATTTTTAGGACTAAATTTACCACTGTATGCCATCAAGTATTTATAGGAACCTCAATGAGCGCAGAAGATGTAGTTGGAAGAATAGATAGCCAAGTTCAAGCACGTGAGCGACGCGAGCAAGCCATTGAATCTGTAAATTTTGTAACAAATCGCGAAGCACAATATACTCCTCCAGAAAATGCGGCGCGACCATCAACAATTACTGGTAAATTGAGTATCAAACAATTTCCAATAGACTTGTCTAGCGCTCGAGGTCTTCCGTATGTGCTATTTAAGATATTTAAATCAGAAACAGGCGCAGTAGAAGCACAAGATGCTACAACGATATCTTTAGTCACAGGCACACAAAGAGCAGCTGAAGTGATTGCTGGAATACCTGTAGCAACTGCAGCAACTGCAGCTGTATTTGGTGGACAAGTCGGAGGCACAACTGGAGCACTAGCAGCTGCATTGATAACAACTGAAACTGGTCAAAAAACTGTTGATAGTTTAGGTAAAGAAATATTTGGAAATGATGTGAGTATAACAACTAGAGCGAAAGATCTTGTAAAAAGTTTTGCATTAAAACGCAATATTCAACAACTCCAAGAAGCAATAGCATTGTTTATGCCAGATGGAATTACATCTAATTATGACCATGAGTATGGTGCGTTATCGGTAACAGCAACATTAGGCGCTGCAGGATTCGCAGCTCAAGCAGTTGAATCTATAAATGGTAGCGTTGATGCGACAAGCCCATATATTGCAGAAGCTGCTGCTACATTAGCAAGTACAATAGTTGGTGGAGAAGATTTTGCTAAACTAGGATTATTCGCAACAACAGGGTTAGTTCGTAATCCGCAAATGGAATTAATATACAGTTCCCCAGTTCTTAGAAAATTTGTTTTTGATTTCAGATTGATTCCACGAAGTAAACCAGAAGCAGTTGCTGTTTTAGATGTTATAGAAGCCTTGAAATATCATTCTGCTCCTGAGATTTTAAGTGGTTCTGGAGGCAGATACTTGATTCCACCATCACAGTTTCAAATTGAGTTTTATAACGGTGATGGAACACAAAATTTAAAGTTATTTAAAACAAAAAATTGTGTATTAACTGGAGTTAGCGTTGACTACACCCCTAATGGATTTGCTACATTCTATGACGGTATGCCAGTTGAGATTAGAATGCAACTCAATTTCCAAGAAACTGCAATAATCAGTAAATCCGATATCAGAGGCGCTTTACCTATTGATGACACGGGTTCTACTTTTAAAGAAACGCGCATAGGTTACTAATGTATTTTAGAAATTTTCCAAAAAATTTGTATTCGTTTGACTTGTCTGGCGCAAGCCCAACAGTAGTGACTAATATCTTTTCTAGATTTAGTTTTAACAGCAATGTGCTCAACAATGCTTTTGCATTTTACAAATATCAAATAGTTGATGGCGAAACGCCAGAAATCGTTGCTAACAAGGTGTATGGTAATCCAATGCTACAATGGGTCATTTGCTTAACGAATAATCTTTCAGATCCAATGTTTGATTTACCATTGCAGCAAGATGCTTTAGAGCGTAAGATCATTAAACAGTATGGATACAGCTCTATCGCTAATGCATATTCCACGATTAGTCACTATGTGTTAGAAGTTAAAAAAACGCTTTCTGAGGTTGATGGTCCGAAAACAGTTACAAACAGTAATAATATAGTCACGCTAGAACAATATAATTATTCTTCTAATACTATTATCGCAAAACCAATTAACACAACAACTACAGAAAACATAACATTTTATGCTAATAACTCCAACGCTAGTAGTGCAATCGTTTCAACACTTACAATCGCGTCAACATATAAACCAGTATATGTTTATGACTACGAAAACCAACTAAACGAAGAAAAAAGAACAATTAAAATTTTAAAACAAGAATATATCGGACCATTAACTTTAGAATTAGAAACGGTGCTAAATGGCTGACTCGAGAAATATTTCTTCCAGTAAATCCTTATCAATTGTTGAATGTAAACTTATCGGTTCTAATGGACAGGTCATAGATCTAAAAAATCCATTAATTTTTAACAACATTCAAATCTACGAAAACATATACTCACCCGCAGTTACTGGAACAATACAATTAATTGAAGGTGTGAATCTATACTCACTACTCAGTATGCATGGTAATGAGTATCTGTACATCTCATTTTGTCGCCCAGGTGAAGAAAACAAAGATTCTCGATACACAAGAACATTTAGAATTTACAAATCTGATAAAAGATCTAGACATCAAACTTCTCAGCAACAAACTTATGTGTTGCATTTTTGTTCAAATGAATTAGTGTTATCTTCGGAGCAAGTAATATCTAGAACACTATCTGGATTAACTGCATCCGAACATGTCTATAGTATCTTAACACAAGATTTGTTAGCAAATAAAAGACGAGTTAAAAACCTAGAAAAGTCTCAAGGTATGTTTAATCACACAATGACGCAATACAAACCATTTGAGGCAATTGAAAGATTATCAAAATACTCTTACAATGAAAACAATTCTCCATTTTTATTTTTTGAAAACAGAGACGGATATAATTTTATTTCGCTAGAAAAGTTAGTAAACCAAGAACCAGTTACAACTTTAAACGCAAGCACGGCAAATTTTGCCTTAAATCCTAACGAATCCCCGTTTATCACTTCTAACGATATTAAAAAGTTTGAGTTTGAACAGGGATTTAATGTTTTAGAAGGTATTGAAAATAATGCATTTTCTGGTAGACTATTTACTCTAGATATAATTAGGCAAAGGTATGTGAGAAACAATTATAGTTCTCTAAACTATCAACTACTACCATCTATGTTAGATGGATATCCACCATTTAATGATGCGAAAAATAGAGGCGGTAAATCATTGTTTCAGGACTACGATGGAGCGCCAGATTATTGGTTGACAAATTTAAATCAAAATGAAACACCATATTTCGTTTCTAAGGGATACAAGGTCATAAATACTAATATTGAAAGAATCCATATGCACAGAAAAATGCTACTGGGTTTGTTGAATAACACAAGAGTATTATGCCAAATATCTGGTAATCCAAATTTGTCTGTTGGATATGTTGTAGCATTTAACATGCCTGCATACATGCCAAACAAATCAGAAACTCCAACCGACCCATACAACTCAGGTAAATATCTGATAACGCATATTAGACATTCTATCACACCTGATGACATTGAAACTGTTATGCTAATGAATAAAAATTCTGTTCTAACTCCATTTGATTCCGCATCAAATAATAGCAGAGATTATAAAGTCGCGAGAGATTTTTAATGAACAATGATTTTCTTGGTTTAGGAAATTTCGCTTGGTGGTTTGGTGTAGTTGAGAATCGCCTCGACCCACTAGAACTTGGTCGTTGCCAAGTCCGCTGTTTCGGTTGGCATACTGAAGACATCAATCAAATTCCCATATCAAGTTTACCTTGGGCGCATCCAATCGTGCCTTATGGTGTTAAAAATGTACAGCCGCCACCAGAAGGAACCATGGTATTCGGTTTCTTCGCGGATGGAAAAGAAGGTCAGTATCCAATTATTATGGGAACTGTTCCTGGTATTCCTGATGAGATTCGCCAGAACAATATGGGATTCGCAGATCCATATACCGATGAAGAAAAATCATTAAGCGATTTTCCTAGAAAAATTAAAAATTACATGATGAGAACAAATGCGAGTGGACTAGCATTTACAAATGACGCTGCAAAACGCAATCCATCAAGATTAAATGAGCCTACAGTTTCTAGACTTGCTAGACCAACAAGAGTTAATGGCGAAGATGGATCATATCAAGGTATAGAGCCAGCATCAATAGCAAATACTACTATCGAGATTCAACGAAAAACTCGATATGCAAATGTTGTCAGCGCTTCTGGATATAAGTGGAGTGAACCATATCCGTCATTTAATGCTATGTATCCATTTAACAATGTAACAGAGACTGAATCTGGACATGCCTTTGAACTTGATGATACTCCTGACTTTGAGCGTGTGCAATTATCTCATAGAACAGGTTCTACGCTAGAATTTTTACCAGAAGGTCATGTTAAACTTAAATCTCAAAAATCTAGATTTGATGTAACCATGGGAAATCATCAGTCTTATGTAAATGGAAGTAAAGACGAAACTGTTCAATCAGACATGTTTTTGAGAATTAATGGTAAATTGGTAATTCAATGCGCTGGTTTAGACATTTCTTCTCAAGGTCCTATTAACATGAAAGGCACTGATGTTAATATAAAGGCGGATGGAAACTTAAATCTTGGTTCTGGAGCAGCAACCAGAATATCAGCCTTTGATGTTGAACTATTGGGTTCGAACTCATTTAGATCTTTCGGTGGTCTTGAGGCGACAATGCAGAGCGCGGCAACGGCTTCTGTTGGTGGGTTGAACACTTTATTAAGTGGTGGAACAATTGAACTAGAAGGGATTCTGTTAAAGAGTACATTTGGAGTCCATGATTTCCTAACGCCACTACCAGTTACTGCTAAATTGGGTAAGGTTGCTAAATCTGCCTCACCGCCAACAAATTCTGCAGCTGAACTAGGACCTAGAAATTCTCCATTCGCAGCATCAACACCTAAAACAGATAAGTTCTCTGTAATCGAAACAACGACCACAGAGACAGCAAATACGCCTGTAACGCAATCCCTTGGTTCTGCTCCAAATATTCCAACAATTACAGGCGAAACGATTGCTGAGATTGATAAGATTACAGGTGCATTAAAGGTGAGCATCACATTGCCGCAAGTTAACATTACAGATGATGCTCAAAATCCTCTGCAAGTGTCAACAGAAACAGATACAGGTACAATTGAAGCCCCTGAATTCACCAGCGCAGCGGCGACCGCTAACACAACGGGATAAATACATGTGCTTGTTAGCAGAAGATGTGACGAAATATAACATGATCATGAAAAAAATTGGAGTCTATGAGGCTCTAACAGAATCTGACATAAAATTTCTAGAAGAACACAAGATCGAACATATTTACAAATCATACCAAGTTCTTTTGGATATGATGAAACAGAGAGGTAACGTGTCTTCATTGGTAAAATAATTGGAAAAATTATCAAAATAATTCTCTGTTTAATCGGAGGATTACCGTTACTTCAGACCTTGTCAATCATGTTTACAGGGAAGCCCATTGCATTTTCAAAGGGAAGTTTCGGTAGCCTTGGCGGTAAATTTGAAGAACTCTCGAAGAAAATTTCTGAAAGTGTGAAGAGTGGAAAAGAGTGGCTGAATAACTTTAAAAAAGACTTTATCAACCCTCTTCTCAATGGCACAGTTATAACGCAATACAAAAGAGATGCGAATGGGAACATAATTCGCGATGAAAATGGTAACGCTCTCGTAGAAAAATCTACTGAATTTATTGCACCATTAGCAGAACTTAATGCTAAAATCGACAGATATACTGCAAACAATTACGCTGGATTACAAGCTGCGCTTCCAGGGTTGTTCAGCAACACAGAACCAACTATTGTTGCAGCCAGAAATAGTTTGTTGGACAAACTCGGTAAAGTAGATCAAGCAGCATCTTATCGTATTGGTCCATTTACTATTGGAGAGTTGAGTGAAATAGGAACATCTGCTGATACCAGTTTTACTCAAACGATCAGCGACTTCACT